AATTTTAGCAAACGCTCAGCGAATGGATATGATACCTATTATTTTTGACACTGAAATAGCTGTTGAAAATGAAGGGGCAGAAAATGTTGGCTTAGATACATCTAACGTAAAGTATGTACCAGTCGATACTGTAGAAAATTGTCGTAATCAGATTGTGACATTTTTAGATGAAGTAGAAAAGGAACCAGAACTACATGGTAAATTTATTATTTCAATTGACTCTTTAGGTAATTTAGCATCAGAAAAAGAAATAAATGATGCTAATGCTAATAAGGGCGCCATGGATATGGGCTTAAGAGCTAAGCAGCTAAAGTCCATGATGCGTATTATTACTTTTAAAGCAGCCGTGACTGGTACAACAGTTATATGTAGTAATCATACTTATGCGAATCCCGCAGCATTACATCCTACCTTAGTTAAGTCTCAAGCTGGTGGCTCGGGACCTATATACATGGCGTCAATATTAGTACAAATGGCAGCTAAGAAGGAAAAAACAGATGCCTCTAATGATGGAGATGAAGCTCTAACTGAAAGTAGAAATTACTCTGGAGTTACTCTCCGTATGCTTACAGTAAAAAATAGATTCATTCCAGCATTCTTACAAGGAGAAGCTTATTTGAATTTTAAAACCGGTCTAGATAAATATTCTGGTTTAAAAGAAATAGCTGTAGCTCACGGCATTATACAGCAAAACGGTTCTACCTATAGCATGGGAGATAAAAAATTAGGTTATTATAAAAATTGGCGCAATGACGAAGAGACGTGGAAAAATATATTACCTAAGTTAGAATCTTCTATAAGTGATAAGTACCGATACGGTAAATCCTTAGACGAATCTGCTATATTAGAACAAGATGAAGAGTAAAGCTGTAGTACCTATTTCAGGTGGTTTAGATAGTTCTGTAATATTAAGTTTTGCTGCTGAAAAGCACGATGAAATATATGCAATAACTTATGATTATGGTCAAAAGCATAATAAAGAATTATTATATGCAGGTCTTCAAATCGATTATTATAATAATATTGAAGAGCATAAAATAATTGATTTACCGTTTTTTAAAGATATTGCACCAACTTCTTCTCTTACAAATAATAATATACCTGTTGCTCATGCTCGAGATGTATTAGGAGATGCACAGACTGTAAATTATGTACCCTTCCGTAATATGATGATGTTGTCTATTGCGTGTTCGTATGCTGAAGCAGTAGGAGCAGAAACTGTATATCACGGATCTGCTTTAGTAGATAGTCAGGCAGGTTATTGGGATGGTAGTAATGAATTCTTACAAAAGATAAATGAGACAACTTCTTTAAATAGAAAACATTTAATAAAAGTTGAAGCTCCTTTGATTGATTTATCTAAAGCCGCAATTGTTGAGCTTGGTATAGATAATAAAGTAAACTTTGAAGATACGTGGACTTGTTATGAAGGTGAAGACAAGGCGTGTGGTTATTGTACAGCTTGTAGTTCTCGTATACAAGGCTTTTTAGAAAATAATCTTAAAGACCCGATAGAATATTCAAGAACGGATATTCCATGGTAAAAATATAATAATATGTGTGGTATTTTTGGATCAAATAATATAAAAACATTCAGGGAGTTATGTAATAAAAACTCAGAGAGAGGTAATTTTGTACGTAGTGTTACTAAATTATTTCTACCAAACACTAAACATAACGGAGTTAACGTAACAACAGAACTCTCTCAAGACTTTAATAAAAGTATAGAGGAAGATGGTTTATGCGTTTATTATCTCGGCCATGTACAATCTCCGACAACCGAGGTAAGAGAATTTAAAACAAATACTTCACACCCATTCCGATTTAAAAATACCTATATTGCTCATAATGGGGTATTAGAAAACTCAAAACAATTAAAAGAGAAATATGACTTACCAGCAAACGATGTAGATAGTAGTATTATACCTCCTCTCATACATAGACTGGGTTATAAGGAAGCTTTATCTGCATTAAAAGGTACATTTGGTTGTTGGTCGTATGATCAACAATTGGGACAACTTCGGATATTTAGATCCGGTTCTACATTGTGTATAAGAGGTTCTTCTTTTAGTTCAGCTTATAAACCTGATTATGAAAGTGTAGAGCAAGGAGTAATATATGAGTGTAATTTTAGTACTAATACGTTCTTTAAAGTGGATAGCTTTAGTAGTAAATCACCATTCTTTTTATGAAGACTTTAATCGCAACAGCAACCAAATTAGGGAAGGCAGAATTTTCTAATACAAGGTTAGCAAAGAGTTTACAATATCATAAAGATAATACTATAACTAAGTTTGATTTAAAAGTTACATATAATAATACAGCAGGACTGTGTTCAGTTTACAACAAATACTTGGTTCCTAAATTTTTAGATAATTATGATTGTATTTTGTTTATACATGATGATGTGTCTATAGATAGTCTATTCTTCCAAAAAAGTATTCGTAATTTATTTAAAAAGGGTTTTGATATTGTCGGGTTAGCGGGTGGTAGTAATATACAAGTTAAAAAGCCTGCTCTATGGCACTTGCTATGTAACCCGGAATCTCTGTCAGGAGTAGTGTCCCATTATACAGGTAAAGAGAATTACGGTCAGACAATATTCGGACAAGTACCTAAAGAAGTAATTTTGCTTGATGGTTTATTTTTAGCAGTAAGAACAAAATCTATTAAACAAACAAAAATAAAGTTTGACAGAAATATAACAGGCTTCCATCATTATGACTTAAAGTTTTGTTTAGATTGTCATTTAGCTGGCTTACGCTTAACAACTGCCCCTATCCACGTTATACATGATTCCCCTGGCCTAACCCAATTCACTGAAGAGTATAGCAAATCAGAGGACTACTTCTATAATACTCTCGTCGAACATGCTAACAAGCGAAAATAATTACTTAGATATAGATCTTGATTATTTAGAAAAGATAGTCTTTAAGAATTGTCTCGAAGATGATATTTACTTAAATTCTATTATTGATAATCTTAATTATAAGTTCTTTAAAAATAAAGACTTTCAACAGATTATTAAACTAATACAAGCTTTATATAAAAAGAATAGTAAGAGACCTACTCGTACTGAATTAGAATTATATTTAAATACCGATCAGTTAAAAGAACATTACAGTAAAAGTAAAACATTAATTAATGATTTAGATACTGATCTAACATCAGATGATTTATATTCTTATACAGAGAAGTATTTACAAGAGCAAGCTGTATTCAATACATTCTTAGATATTGTTGATAGTAAAGAAAGAGACGTAAAGAGTATACATGAAAAATTCAACAAAGCTTGTAATATATCAATTACTACTAATGTAGGTCATGACTACTTCAATGATTTAGAGCAACATATAGTTAACTTAACTACAAGAGAACATAAAATTAAAACTGGTTGGGATTGGTTAGATGAAAGACTAGGTGGTGGTTTTCTTGAGGATGGCAGAAGTATGTATGTATTTGCTGGACCTACTAACGTTGGTAAATCTATATTCTTAAGTAATATAGCAACTAGCGCGGCGACTGAAGGAAAAAACGTATTGGTTGTTTCTCTTGAAATGTCTGAGATGATTTATAGTAAGCGAATTACTTCTAGATTAACTGGGTTACCTATAAACCATCTTGATGATCATATTGAAACATTAAGAGAGAGTGTAGGTAAGTTTAAAATGCTTCACCCTCGCGCTAATATGATAATTAAAGAGTTCGCTCCTAACTCTATTACACCGCCTCAATTAGAAGGGTTCATTAAAAAGCTTATTAATAAGGATTTTAAACCTGATATTATTGTATTAGATTATCTGAATTTAATGGCTAGTACTCATGGAAATAATTCATACGAAAGAATTAAAAGCATATCAGAGCAAGTACGCGCTATGTCTTATACGTTCGAATGCCCTGTAGTATCAGCAACTCAGGTGAATAGAACAGGGTATGGTAATAATGCTGGAGGCCCGGGTTTAGAATCTATTGGAGAGAGTTATGGTTTGGGTGCTACAGCTGATGCG